TTGCCGTTGTTCAAGGGCAGGCTGATGGCGCCCATCTTGCGCACCACGGACTTAGGGCGCAGCGATTCAATGACGCTGGTGCTGAAATTCTCCGGAACCAGCACACCGCCGGAACCCGGGGTAACAGTGGAAAGCGCCATATGCACATCGGCGCCGTAACCGCCCGTCTTGGCCATTTCAGCTGCGACCTGCTGATTGCCGCCGGCCTGGACCATCAGGCGCACCATTTGCGCCATCGCGACACCCGGTTTGGTCGGCTCGCTATGAGTGCTGATATGGGTGGGGGAGCCTTTGTTACCCTGCGCGCTTTCCTCGACAGGCACCGCAGCTGCTGCCGCGATTCGCTCGGCGCTCTCGGCGCGAGTGATCTTCGCGGTCATTTCGTTGATCTGGGTTTCCAGCTGCGCAAACTGCGCGAGCTGCTCGACGGTAAGACTAGCGCCACCGGCCTCGATCTGGGCAAGGGCCTGGACCTGGGTCACCAGTTGGGCGCGTTCGCTACGCATTTGAAGTACAAGGGACATGGTGCCTCCTGGGCATTAAAAAACCCGCACAGGGCGGGCTTCGACGACTGCCGCGAACGCGGTCAGATCAGTGTTTGAAGATTCAGTGCAGAAGCACGAACGGCGATACGGCTGCCCTGGCGGTTCGCCCGACTTACCGCAACGGAATGGGAGAGGTCATCAACAGCCTGTTGCGGGCTCTGCATGCGGTCGGCCAAGCCGGCACTGATGCCCGCCTGCCCGCGATACAACCCCGCCTCAGTCGCCATCACTTGCTGTACAGACAACCCCCGGTACTCAGCAACGGCATTGACGAAGAGCTGATAGCTCTCTTGCACAACGTCGTTGAGGTACTTAAGCGACTGATCACTCAAGGGTTCGTGAGGGCTAAGGTCGTTTTTGTGGGCACCGGCAAACACCGTGGTTACCTTGACGCCCATGCCCTCTTCCATCTTGGAGCGGTCCATATGGCTGGCGATGACGCCGATGGAGCCAACGCCACTCGTCTGGCTCACTACCAGCTCGCTACAGGCCGAACCGAGTAGGTAGCCGCCGCTGTAAGCCATGAAGTTGACGATACCGGTGATGGGCTTCAGCTGGGCCATTGCCCGGATATCTGCCGCCAGCTCAAAAGCGCCAACGGCAGAACCGCCTGGGCTATCGATGTCCAGCACGATGCGCTCGACCATTGGGTCAGCAATGGCGTTTCGGATCTGCGCCCGCAGTTGCTCATAGCTGGTCATCGTCTCGCACATGCCGATATGGCTGCCGCGACTCACCAACACACCGCTGACCGGAATCACCTCGATACCGGTGCGGGCAATCGCAGTGCGGCGCTCTTCTTCGCGCTGGGCGATGCGGTCCATACCGTCATCCGACCAGAGGCCGGCAGCACCCGGGGCGCCGATGTTGACGATGTTCAGGCTCATCACCTGGTTGGCCCAGCGAACCCCCAGGTCCAACATATCAGGCATCACCAGCAGCGGCTGGTTGAACAGCAGGCTAGAGGCTCTCAGGTAGTTTTTCATTGCGCCAGAATCCTCTCAATTTGTGCGTGCTGCATTTCGAGTTGCGCGCGCACCGCAGGGTTGGTCAAGTCGGCGCCGCTCTTGCCTGCGTCAACCATGTTCAGCGGTTGCATGTAGATGTCACCGCCGGCCACCGGCGGCATGTTCTCCAGGCGCCGGATGTCATTAGCACTCAGCCAGCCCCATTGCCGTCCAATGGCATAGGCTTCGTAGCGGCTTTTTTGATCACCGCGCAGTAGTCCGGAGAGGTTGAACTCAATGAAGTACTTGCGCCGGTCGGCCGGCAACAGGAAGTCGCGCATCATCGACTGTTCGTGACGCTTGACCCACGGCAGCAACGCGAACACCACGAACTGAATCATCAGTTGCTCAAGGGTGTTGTAGTTGGACTTCTCCAGGTCGTTAACCATGGGCAGCGGGATCTTGTAGATTCGGGCGATATCGGTACCGGTGGTTTTGAGAATCCCCAGCACCTCAGCATCCACGTTGTTCATTGAGACGGGCTTGAAGGTCATACCCTCTTGCAGCAACGCCACCTTCTTGGCGTTGTCCATGCCACCGAACTTCTGACCCCACTGGTCGACGATTTTGTCGATGCTGCCCTGGTCCTTGATCGCAGGCGCCTCGCGCGGCCGTTCGATCACGCCGGAGACCGTCACACCGTTGGCAAAGCTCTTGCCCGTGTATTGCCTGACAGCCTGGGCCAAACCCAGCGAATCTGCGTGCACCTCAATCGGCGACAGGCCAACGTAGTGGTTCGTGCTGAACCACCGCACGTGGTGAACCATGCGCATTGGCAACGCTTCGCCGCCCCCGATCCGGTAGTACGGCAGCATGTCGCCGCCCTTGAGCACCTGCACCTTGTCGTTGCACAACGGCCAGAGCGCAACGATGTTGCCGTCGTCGCGACGGTCGATGAAGCTGTAACCGTTGCCACGCAAGCCAGCGGCGCCCTGCATGCACTCCATGAATTCATACGGAGTCTGAAAACCGTTTGGCTGATACCGCAGGACGTCATACGCGGGATGGTTGATAGCTGATTCGCGCTGGCCCTTATCCAGGCGCTTGTACATCTCACAAGGCAACTGCCCCATGGTCTCAGCTAGCAACGTGACGCAGTTCTGCAGGATCGGCAAACCCAACGCAGACTCCGGTGTGACCTTCACCCCAGAGCTGTTACGCCCGCTGCCGATCAGGCCGCGCCAGAACCCGCTACCTGTTTCTGTGAGGTTGCCGCGCCCTTCGCCGAGCACGCTTGAAAAGAACATGCTCAGCCTCCTTTGGGTTTCATGGCGGCAGCTGCGCGATCCGCCAGCCAGGACCAGGCCATAAGCCCGACGCCCGCGACGACACACGCAGCGGGGACGTGAACCATCGCCACGCCGCCGACCAGCAGGCAGAAGCCCAGCAGGCCGGCCAGCCAGGACACGATGACCAATTTCATATACCGACCCCTTCGTCGTAAATGGATGTTCCACCGGCGCCGGCGGCTTTACCGCTTATGCCAGTGGCCATGATGGCGGCGACAATGCCGTCGATACGGCCCGTCGCCTTGGCCTTGTCGGCTTTGCGGTTGTTGGCTGGGTCAGAAACGATTACCGCGTTGCCGGCGTTCCAAGTCATTACGGGGTTACCGTCATGTCGCAGGGTTTCGACTGTTTCGCTTTCTACCAACTCCCACTCGCTCGGATCGAGGTCGATCACACCGTCACCCTCAGTCTCGGGAGCGAGGCCAAGCAGGCGCCGTTCAAACTCGTCAACGGCGGGGCCCATGTCCTTGAAACCTTGGCCGAAGCCCACCATCTCGGGCAGCGTGATGTCGTATTCCGACATCAGTTGCAGGAGGTCTTCGATCCGCCAACGGTCGTAGGCGATGCGCTCCACGCCGAAGTACGCGGTGATCGTGACAAGGCGCCGCAGCACATGGAGCTTGCTGATGGCCCGCCCTGGTGTTGTTTCAAGGTGCCCGGCCTTGACCCACATTGCGTAGGGCACCTTGTCGCGATCCTCTCGGCCTTGCAGGTCGTCGTCCGGGATCCAGAAGTACGGCAGCACCCGCCAGTGCGGATCGTGCGGCGCCGGCCAAAACAGCAGAACGAACGCCGTCAGGTCGGTGGTACTTGCCAGGTCGAGGCCCCCGACACAGCGCCGGTTGCGCAACATCCGCATCGGCACACGCTCTTCCGCCTGCTTCCAAACTGCCCACGAAATCCACGGGGCATCGGCCTGGGTCCACTCGCAGAAGTTCAGGCGTCGTACCACGGACTCTTGAGCGGGCAGACCCCGGGCAGCCTTCACCTGCTCTCGCAAGTACTTGCGGCCCGGGATCCCGTCGGCCTGGCCTTCTGCGATGTGATCGAGTGAGGGGTTGACCTTCGCCCAGCAGCTTTCGTCTTTGAAAGGATCGTCGCCCTCGTCGAGCGAACAGATGAAGGCAAAGAAGCTGTCGTCATCTTCGATGCCAGCGCAGATACGCACGCCCAGATCGTGATACTGACCGCACACCGTCTTCTTGTCGGAGCCGCTGTTGGTGATCATCACCACCATGGCCTTGCGGCGGTTCTTGGTACCCGCACGCATCATGTTCACGGTGGCGGCGGTTTTGTGTTCGTGCACCTCATCAAGCAGGCCGATGTGAGGCCGTGGGCCTGACTTGCCTTCGTCGGCACTGATCGGCCGGAAGAACGAATTGGTGTTGGGGTAGAACAGGTTCCACACCTTTTCGTCCCGGCCCGACTGCACCAGCCGCGATCGGAGTTTGGTGGACATGTCGACCATCGACACGGCGTCACGAAACAGGATCATTGCCTGGTCACGTTTGGTCGCAGCGGCATAGATTTCGGCGCGTTGCTCGCCATCCGACACCAAGCCATACAGACCAATACCAGCGACCAGCGGGCTTTTTCCCGAGCCCTTACCGGTTTCGATGTAGCCCAAGCGGAAGCGGCGGAACCCGTCCACCGTCATCCAGCCGAACAGGCTGCCGATGACAAAGGCTTGCCACGGGGCCAGCAGGAACGGCATGCCTTCGTAGTCGCCACCGTTGAGGCAAAGCACCTCTTCGAAAAAACCTATGGCTCGGTTGGCCTTGCCCAGATCCCAGATCAAGCCACGCGCTGGCCCGTGTTTGAGGTCTTGCAGGTGCCGCTTGCAGGCGTTGCGGACATCAGGACCGGCGACGATATCGCCAGCCAACACCGCCAGGGCAAACGCGCTGACGCGATCATCAGTTGAAGTACTTGTCTGCGGCGTCTCGTTGCTCATTGGGGAATAGCTCACCTTGCGGCGCCGGCGACGTTTTCAGATTGCGCCGGGACATGGGCGACAGACCGAACTGAGCGCCGGCGGCGTTGGCGCGCTTCTCGGCGTCATTCGCAAGCGTGCGAAGGGCGTGAATTTGCTGCGCGCCGGTTTTGAAGGTCTGGATGTCACCGCCCAGGTCGTCATCAGAAGCGTCATTGCGCTTTGTAATCAGCCGCTGGTACCGGCGCCAATCGGCGGTCGCCTGGCAGTAGGTCGCCAGCGCCATCGAATCCAATTTAGAAATGATGCCCAGGGAGATCAGCGCCGGTACCAACTGCTCCCACTCGGCGACCGCATCAGCAGAAAGCACGTCCGGCATAGGTGGAGCGCCAACTGGAACTGGCGGTGCCGCGACTTGGGCCAACAGATCGCTGACATTTTCACGCCCGCGATTTCCTTGCAATAATTTCAGCGCCGCCGGCGTTCCGGGGCGACCTGAGTTTCCGTTTCCGGCCATAAATACCCCTGCCTATTGATACCCCCCCTCCCTCATTTATCCCGACGTTGCACACGACGGGGGGCGAGCGGTCTAGAAGAAATTCGCAAAAAGGTTTTTCACCCCCCTACCCTCCGGGGTGCGCTTTTTTGGTGCACTTTCGGGCCGAGGTCACCGATTCCAGTGATGCCCTGAATCCACCGGACGTCCGTCAGCGTTGCAGCCAGGGACCGTGCCGGTCCGCTCCATCCGCTGCTTCGTCGAGTCGTGGCAGAACTTGCAGAGGCTTGCCCAGTTCGCTGGATCCCAGAACAGCCTCCAGGCGGCCTTGATGCGCACCGGATCGCCGCTGTCTTTGGCGTCCTTGAGCTTCGGCGCAACCTTGTGGTCGACAACGCTGGCAGCGACGGGACGTTGATCAGTCGAGCACATCGTGCAGTAGGGATTGTTTCGCAGGTGACCGTCACGGGATTTTTGCCACTTGTACCCGTAACCACGTTCGGTACTGCTGCCACGCCGCTCACTACTCTGAACGGCCATTGGCGGGCACCTCACTCACTCCCAACCGCTTGGCCGCCCAACGTTCGTACAGTCCGATGGATACATCGGCACCAGCCATCGCGGTAAGGCATCCAATGCTACCCGCCGCCAGGACCGACATACCTGAAGCGTGCAGCAACATCATCGTGGAAAGCCCGCAGACCACGCACGCGCCGGATCGAAGGAGCAAGCGACGAATCAAGGACCAGCCACTTACTCCCGCTTTGTCGGCCCGCCATGCTTCGCCGGATATGCCGCCGACCAGGGACAGCACGATTACCATCCAGATCGGCATATCAATAAGCGCCTGCTGCTCGTTCGTCATGCGCGAACCCTCAGAAAATTAAGGAAAAAGGATATGTGGCCGTAAAACTATGAAACGCGCGCTCAAATATGACTGCACGGATATCTCAACGAAGAGGAATAACTTTTGGCGGTACACGATTTGATCCAGACAGCATGCGCAGTGATTGCGATTTTGTTGGCGCTGTATGGCTTAGAGGCAGAACGAAGAACACAGCTACGTAACGCTTTGCGTGCCGTTAGCTCGACCGTGATGATCGGTGCGTTCTACATCGTCTTGGCAGCGCTTATCTACATGTCAGTGCAAGAGGTTGTCCAATTCGCTAGAAGCAAAACTCCGATGACGCGAATCGAAATTGTTGATCTCATAATCAACTCCCTGTCCATTTGCGGATTTGTATGGGCTGGTTTCTTCCTGTTCGCGAACCTGGGGCGAGGCTCGAAAAATAGTCAATAAAAAACCGGCCATTAGCCGGTTCCAAGTACTACTTTTTGTGGTCGCACCTATCGAAGATGGGTACTTTTTACAGGTGGATTTTACTGGCAGCAAGCGGGTTTTAATGCCATGGCGCAATACGGGTGCAATACAGGTATGACGCAGGTGCAACACAGGGACAACGCATTCAATCGGCTATCGCTTCTGGTGCCCTGTCCTGCCTGTCCCACTATTCAGAATCGAAGTAGGACAGCTACAGGCGCCTAAATTCGGGGCTTCGCCCAACTGTCCTACCTTATTTAACTTTCTCTTGTGTATAGAGAGAAAGCTAAAAGCACGCGTGCGCGCCATAGGCGCGACTACGTACCCGCTATGCTCATGTGTGCGTGGGGATGGTGAAGGTTGGACGGTAGGACAGCCCAGCAACGGCGTGGCCTGCGCCTGCCCAACTGCGCTAAATGCGAGTCGGACAAGGCCGGACAGTAGGACAGAGGCATGCGAAGTGATGCCGAGGGTCATGCAACTTTCCCCATCAGCATCCCTTGGATGAACACATGGGCGTCATGGAGTCGCATGTAATAGGTTCTTGAGCTGCAGGCGCAGTGCAACAGCTTCTGCGAGAGGAAGCTTTCATGGTTGCAGTAGTGCTCCCACACGACCAGTGCAAGCCGAGGCGGCAGGTGCTTCCTGACGATCAGCTCGATATCCACCGATTCATCCAGCAACACCCGACTACCCCGCGTCCCACGTATCAACTCCCCTTTGCACTCCATCAGCATGGCGATCATATTGCCGCCGCTCGGGCCGCCCACGTTCTCCGGTACGGGCGAGTGCAGATCCTGTGCCCATAGTTTGAGCATCTCGTCGATTCGCTTAATCAAAGCAAGGCTCCTCCATCTCCGACTGCTGCAGAGCAGACGCACGCCCCCAACCCGCAGGTTTTTCATAGGCCCAAGGCCGCACCCCGCTTTTCGGCAACGCCGGCATACGCCGCTTGCGCCAACCCAGCCGGTGCATGATCGCCCCGACCCGCATCTGCTCAGGCTTGCCCCAGTGGCCGAAGTCCAGCTTCAGCGCCTGGGTCAGGATCTCGTTACCGGTGGCTGTTTCGCCGATCTGCGACTCCTCCAACCAACTGAGGATTGGCCCTTCCCATTCATCCACTACAAAGCGCTCGTCCTGGGCCTCCGCGAACATCCACGATTCGTCCTTGGTCACCCACCAGATATCTCCTGCTTCAAAGCAGAACAGCGCCTCGGCCCACAGCTGATCGCGAATCTCGCGCAATTGCTCCAGATCGACCTTGTTGCAGAACACCGGCCAGTAGCGACGGTTGCCCGTGGCGTCCTTGAGGTATTCCTCTTGGTTGGTGGTGCCCACGAAAACACACTGGCGTGGCACGTCATTCGTTCTGCGGCCGTAGCTCTCGCGGTAGGTGTCGGTGGACGCGGAGAAGAACTGTTTTGCCTTGGTACTTTCGGCCTTGTTGAAGCTGTCCAGCTCCCCCAGTTCGACGATCCACTTGCCGCGAATTGCCTGGAAGCTGTCCTTGTCGCCGAGGGCAAAGGGTGTATCCATGAACCACTCGCCGCCGAGCACGCCCATGGCAGTGGACTTACCAGCGCCCTGCCCGCCTTCGAGGATCATCACCGAGTCGGCTTTGCAGCCTGGGCGCATCACCCGTGCAACTGCGGAGATCAGCCAGCGCTTACCTACCTTGGCCGAGTACTCGCTGGCATGGACGCCCAGCACGTCGGTCAGCCAGGTTTCAATGCGTGGCACGCGATCCCATTCCAGCTTCTCCAGGTACTCACGCACCGGGTGAAAAGCGTGATCGTGGGCAACCACGCTTACCGCCTCGATCACATGGGACGCTTTGACCCGCAGGTTGTATTGCTGCGCGAGCCACTTCATCACTCGCATGTCGTCAATATCGGCCCAATCGCCGGCACCGCCGCCGAAAGGTGCAGACCGCAGTTTGACGATCTTGGAGCTGAACACGCTGTAGCCGATGACGCCGGCCCAGCGTTCGTCATTGCCGAGGATCAACTCCACGTTTTGCATGTGCGCGATCAGGGAGCCGTTATCGGTTCGGGCGAGTTGATCTTTCCAGCCACCCGCTGCAGGAGGCTTGACCACCGCCAGCACCTGGCGGCGGACGGCCTCTAACCCTTCGGCAACGTGAAGGTCGTTGAAGTCGGTCCATTTGATCTCGCGCTCACCCGAGAACACCGGGGCGACGACTTGACCTCCGACGACCAAGGCGGCGTTGTTGGCTTTCTCTTCGCCTGGGTTCCAAGGGTCACCGTTGGGGCGCTTGGTCTTCCAGTCGTCATCGCGACAGATGATCAGCGGGCAGCCGGGGAACCGCTCTCGCATGGCCTTGGAGACAGGCAGCAGGTTGCCCGCGTCAAAGGCGATGGCGACGGTCAGCGAAGTCGCCATATGCAGGCTTGCGCCCGTAGCGTAGCCCTCACACACCAGCACCGGCTCGCCCGGTTCAGGATGTGGGCCGATCAGGTGGAAGGCGCCTTCCTTCGACATGCCGTAGGGCCAATACGCTTTGTCGCGCCCGGTGTCCTCTTGCTTCGCGGGGAAGATCACCTGCAGGCCGACGATCTGGTCTCGCACGTTGCACATGGGCACCAAAAATGCGCCGGTACGGGGCGCATAGCGGACTTTGAAGCCGACGATCTGCTTTCGATCCAAATAGGCGCTCTTGCCCTTTTCGGGCATGCGCTTGAACAGGCCGGCGGCACGGTTGGCCGCTCGACGTGAAGCGTTGGCCGCGATCTCGGCGGCCTTGCGCTTAGCGTCTTCCTGGCGAGCGCGCATGACTTCGCGTTCTTCCGGGCTCATGCGTCCGGGCTTGACCTTGATCTTCTGGGTCTCGCCAGAACGCCAGTCACCGAAACTGCCGAAGATCAACGTCTCGTTTTTTTCGGTGCGGTGTTCGTGGATGACGTACCAGCCGTTTTTTTCCTTGCCCTTGTCCTGGGTGGTTTTGCAGCGGGTGAGCTTTCCGAATACGAGGGGTTGAGCGGGTTCGAGACCGTAGTCAGCGAATTGATTGAGTACGTCATCGAGCATAACGGGCAGCCCTCTGATCATCGACAGTCTTGCACTCAATGCAGAGCGTGCAACCGGGCTGTGCCAAACGACGGGCCTCAGGGATGGGGCCATCACATTCATCACAGAACATCAGCGAATGCTGAGTAGTGTTGGACATCAGCGCCAGGCGAGCAGCGACGGCCTGATCGATGCGCTCTTGCACCAGGTCATTAGCGAAGTCAGCGATATCAGCCACGTTCCACCCCACAAGTCGTCTGGTTGACGTAGCGGGCGCGGTTGTACATGCCCAGCAACCCCTGGATACCGCGAAACACCAACTGGCGTATCTCGGCCAGTTCGCCGTCATCGACCTTGCCGTCGCCAATGTGCTTGGCCCAGGTTTCGGACAAGTCCGCAACCTGCCGGAAGAACTGCGCGATCCCCGTGGTGAGGGTTTCCGGCATGTCCTTGGTATACGCCTCGGCCAGCTCCTGCCAGATCGTGTCACCGACAAGACCATGTACAGCATCGAGAATACGACGGTCCTTGGTCAGTTCGAGGATCTCCCCGAACTCCTGGACATTGACGGTGTGAGAGGGATGGGTAGGAGACAACTTGTGCTGCAACGTGGTGGCATTGCGACCGGTGGTGGCGGCAATTGCTGCGGCACCGCCGGGATAGTCCCGTGCGGCGTGATACAGGGCTAATTCGAGCGTCAGTACTTCCCTTTGCGCTCGATCAACACAGCTTAAAGCTACTCGGCTCATGGCATTAATCCTACTAAGTTGCCAGTGCCCCGCGACGTGTAGTGGTGATACATTTGCCGCGTGGCTTGAAAGGGCTCAAACGCCGGCTAGATCTAGGGATCGAAACCGGCACCGTGCCGAGGCGAACAATCCGTTGCTCACCTCTGGCGCAACAGCTGCCTAATCTGTGGTGGAAAAGGCAGCAACCCAAGACATCCGTGTCTTGGCAGCGCGATAAAGGGAGGTGGTTTGCATGTGGTGTGCCCTCCTACCTTCGTCGCGACCCGACAGCACTGTGGTGGTGTGTGCCGGGAGAAACTGGGCGGCCCTTGGGTCGCCTTTTTTCTAGCTATGCAACGGCAGGTGCTACGTCAATTATCCCGAAATGCGTCAATACCTCCCCTATTGAAACCATTCCCTCACTTTCTTTAGCCAATGATCTAATGAGTGAAACGCTAGGATCTTTACTGGCGTACTTGACGTGAAAACGTAGGTAACTGGTGGCAATTCCACACCGTAATGCATAGCGGTGGAGCCCCTCTGAATCCAGATAATTTATGTAATCGCGTAATTTCATGAGCTCTCCTCAGACGCAAAATTAACCCATGAGGTAGTTTTTATCAATACCCACAAGGACATTCACCTGAAAGGTTAATCCAGCCAGAATCGACCGATGAAAATCACCGACACTCGATTAAAGAATTTTCGAAGAGTCATAGCAGAGAAAAAACTGCGCTTGACTGACGTAGCGGATCGCCTCGGAAAAGCTCCCGCCCAGGTTAGCGCATTCGGAGGCAAGAACCCCACTAAGGGAATAGGGGATCAGATTGCTCGAGAGATAGAAAAAGCCCTGGGGCTGCATCACGGTTACCTAGATATGCCCTATGGTCTAGGTGAGTTCAATAATGCAACGGTGTTGAGTCACACAGGTCGAAAACTGCCGGTCATCGGCTCAATTGCTGCGGGTGCCTGGTGCGAGGGTCAAGGGGATTTTGACCCCAGAGAAGCTGAAGAATGGATTGACGCACCTGGGCCGGTTGGTCCCAGAGCCTTTATTCTGAGAGTTGAAGGCATAAGCATGGAGCCGAAATTCGTCGAAGGCGACAAGATCGTAATCGACCCTTCATTAGATGCGCTACCCGGTCACTTTGTTGCTGCAAAAAGAAGCAGAGATCAAGCAGCAACCCTCAAGCAACTTAAGCAAGAGGGAAAAGAGCAGTACTTATTCGCGCTCAACCCTGACTGGCCTGAGCGCATTATAAGAATGAATGAAGAGTGGACCATTTGCGGTAGAGCACGATGGAAAATATCCGAGCTTTAAGAGTTCACGCCCCTATAAGTTTTTCGATATCTTCCGTATGAACTGTGGTTTTCACTCTCAAAGTCACCGAGTGAGTTCGGAGAAGAGTTTTCTGTAGCTTTTGGACAGCAGGTGACGAAATCGGGCACCTAGTACATACTATGTATCCATATTTTTTTTTGGGGTTCTTACTTAAAGCATCAACTGATGAGCAAAGCTGCTTAATACCCTCAGTTACATCAACTCCTTTAAGCTCGATAAAAATTTCCGTTTCAGTTTGACGATCTATTAATAACCAGTCACATCTTCGACCTTCAATTATTAAACATCCATCCACCCTCAAACGCAACAAATCTCGACGCGCTGTATTTTTTATATTGAGAACAGAACGACGCTCTTCGAACTTCTCAATTGGATTATTCGTCGCAACACTGCAATGTTCCTTCATATTAAGTCATCCGCACCAACCGACTCATTACTAACTTCAATCTGAATAAGCTTCTCAAAAGTATTTGAAAAGTACTCAGAAACCCCATCAATTGCCTCAGCTTCTATCAGCTTATAATCATCATCTAAAATAGAAATTACAGCTCCATCCTTGACCATATAAGCAGACACATCTTCATAGTTAACATGCGTCTCTTCTGGCACTATATTATAGACGTCTTCAGCATCACCACCGAGATATGACCGCACCGCATTTGCAGCCTGTATCAGATTATTAAGGGCTGTTAGAATGTATGGGCTGTGAGTTGTGATGACGAAGCTTCCTTCCCCCCCCTTAGCATTA